TCCTTTTAGTGAGCTTTGCCGCTAATAAATCCCAAGATTGCGCCAACAAGGCCGCCAGCAAAACTGCCAATAGCTATAAGCATCTTCCACCCACCTTCAGCAGAAGCTAACTTATTATTAATGTTTTCCAAAGATAACTTTATATCACTGATATCTTCACGCATTGCATCAACGTCATCTTGCAAATGTTTTATATCACTGGTGTGTGTAGCAAGTTCTCTGGCAGTTTGAATTTCGTCAACCATATCAGCACTTCCATCTTTTAAGTGCGGCAGCTTTTCTGGTAGGTCTACCCTTCTCATCTTTCATGGGGCCAGGCATACCGGACATGCGTGCGCAAAATGATTTCTTACGTGGGCCACCTTCAGGCTGTGGAGCCTTTAGATTAGACCCAGTGGCTGCGTTGTACTTAGCGCGACCTTTGGCAGTAAGCCCCGCCCCTTTAGATACAGGAAGCTTTTCACCGCGACCAATAGCAAGGGATGGGGTTTTCTTAGCCATAATAAACCGTCAGATGTGCATTAGCAGGCAGCGTCACGTATACGCCGGTATCAAACCTAATGCCCTGACCTGGGATAGCCAATGAATCAAGTGCTTGGTTTGTAGAAATATTGAGTATTAGACGCTTTGTGCCACTAGCCGCACTAGGGTTGTCATAAAACTCAATTTCACCCGCCGTAGATCCAGGCGATACCGAGTAACCTTTTACTCTAGTTGGGCCAGCAAAAACAACGCCACTAGCATCCAAATGAGTCATCTTTACGTCTGTTTGCATCATGGTGATGCCTCCTTATTAGACGTTCTCTTGACCGAACAAATAGTCAGTGACAAAGTAAGTAACAAAACCAGCCACAGATCCAACACCTGAACTTGCGCTTGAAATTGTCAATACTGTGTTAACAGAAGCATTAGCTACAGTGCCAAGACCAGCGCCGTTACCTACGCCGCCAACAACAATTACGCGGTTACTTGTAACAGCCGCTGTGTTTGCGTAGAAAGCTGCATCAGATACACCACCAGTAATGGTCGTATAACCAATGTTGATTGAGCCAGATGTAATAGGGCTAGTGATAGTAACTGAGGTTACTACAGCATTAGCTGGGAGAATGACTTGCGAAGTTAGATTAGAAGATACTACAGCGTTACTGGTTACAGATACGTTAGCATCGAAAAAAGTGGCGGTCATTAACATCGAACCGCAATAGGCTTGACGAGTCGTGTCGCCGCCGCCAGAGCGCCAAATACTTTGGGTGGTTGATAAAGGCATTTAGATTGTCCTCACATGCGAGTTAGGTAATGGCAATCTGCATGTAGTCAGCCGGGACTGTTTGCCATACCGGAAATCCCGGAATTTGTTAGTTTATAGCATAAAACTATGGAAAAAGGGGATTTTAATCCCCTTTTTCTATCACCACATTAAGCGCCAGGTGACGCAAACATACCTAGTGGATCACTGAATCCAAAAGAGTAACGCTCACGAGACTTGTAACGCACATTGCCTGTATCAAAGTCACCATCCATAGAGTTCGATAACGGTGTACGAATGAAGTGCTTCATACCGTTAGGAACGTCCGTGGTTAGGAACCATGCGTTTGTGTCAGTCAAATAGTGGTTGATTGTGTAGCCTTCAGGAATCGAACCATTGTTCTTCAACGCGTTGATATCGTTGTCGTTAGTGCCAACACGAAGGCTGGTTTCTAACAAACGAGTAGCAACGAACTGGAGAGCTGATGGAACAATCAACTTGCGTGGCTTAGAAGCAATCAACAGATCACGTTCATCCGTCCATGCAGCAATTTGAATAACTGCGTTTTCCAACGAAGTCTCATTCAAATCAGATGGAGTAGCTGGCGTGTTGCTGTTAGTGCCGCCAGAGACTAATGGATGCGCTGTTGAGAAGAGAGCAACGCCATCGCCGCCAGGGAAACTGGAAGAGAAGCCATTGTTCAAAACTGCCGCAGCTTTGACTTGTTTTGTGTACGCCATAGCACGAGCCAAGCCCTTTGTATAACGAGCCGATAGGCTGTCGTACAAGTTATCTTCGATGGCCTCTTCGGTCAGCGAGAAACCTAGAGCAATAGTTTCGTGGTTGTAGCGTGCAGTAAACGCTTCTTGTGCATTGTCATAAGCAATTGCACTGCCCTCGTTTTTCACAGGGGCGGCGCTAAAGCCAGACAATTTTGTTTCTTCTTCAAAAGAACGCTCGGAGGTCTCTGTTTCGTAGATCTCTTTATGCTCTTCGCCGTAACGGGCATACTCCAAACCGAACAAAGCGTTCAGGCCAGGGAGCAGCTCTTTCAATAGTTGTGCGCGTGAAATAGCCATGATTTAGCTCCTTAGATGCCTGTCGGATTCAGATACGAATGGCCGCCAGTAACAACAGTAGCCACAGTATTGCCGGGGCTAGTGAAGGTTGACACCATGAACGGTGCATTAAACTTACAAATAAACTCGCAGAAACCATTCGAGCCATTGGAAGTATCAGGAACAAAGTCAACAATACGAATTGGGAACGATGCTGTAGTTGCGACGTTACCGCCAAAAATACCAACAGCAGAATCACCAGAAGTATTAGAACCAGCGTTCTGTACCAAAACAGCATTTGAACCAACCAGCTCTGAGCTAAAGAAAGCTACAGTTGTACCAGTTGAAACAGTTGCTACTTTAAACAGAATATCAGGATCATCAACTACAAAAGCTTCGATGTCTGAGGCTGCTGTGCTTGCAGTATAAGACTGAGCAAAAGTTTTTTGACTTGTTGTTGGATTTGTAAAACTACAACCAACAAAAATGCCAACCGGTGTTGCTGTGCTAGTGCCGGTATCCTTTTGGATAGTTCCGTCAGCAGCAAGCTTTACCACATCGCCATTGTAAATGCTTACGGCATAGCCGCTTGCAATTCGGATTTGACGAATGGAACCGGCGTACACCTGACCGCCGATCAAATTGATCGGCTTTAGCCCATAGGGCTTAGATACAGTTGGATATGCCATGTTTAACTCCAATAAATTTTCTAACCACTACCTTTTGTAGTCGATGATTTTGACTCTTTAAATAGTGGCATACGAGGGTCGTTTTGCCGCATTAGATTGTTATCAACAGCCTTAATCTGATCCGCAGATTGCCTGAGATAGTGGGTATTACGCTGCTCCACAAACTCTAGCGGGGTCTTGCAAAGTAACAATCCGCCGACTTCAACACAGTCTTTATATCGACTGGTCTCATCGACTAGCAGTTCAAATGCTGGTTGCTCTTCAATCTTTACTGCTTCCCAACCTTCTGTGCGTTTGGCAGAGTAGTTGCGTGGATCAGCATTTCCTTGAAGCCCAACACGAATCCATCTATACGCATATCCTGGGAGCTTATCTGGTTCTGGCAGAAGCTCTGCGGGTTTCCACTGCTTAGGGCGTTCCGCTTGGACGCGTGTTTCTACATTACGGGGTGTTCTATTCTCAGCCATTTGTAGCCTCCAATTTCATCATTTCTCTGACGTACTGTTCTGGTGTTAATCCTAATTTCTTGGCAATCAGGACTTGCGACTGTTTCAGCTTCACCTTTTTGGAGGGTGTGCTGCGATCAGCAGAAGCTACGACAGAGGCCGGTTTGGAACGCTGCACTTTTTGTGGCGCGGCTTCCTCTTCCTTGTCCCCAAAATTCTCTGGGAATCGACGACGCATAGTGTCATCAACCTTTTTCCAATACTCATCTGTAGACGGGTATGACGTCCCATATTGAGCGACTAGCTTCTGATGTAATCCCAGAGCCAAGCTAGTCATTTCCTCATCCTTACCGAACCATTCATTGCGCTCTTGCCACGCAATCGCACGTTGGTCAGGTTGAGGTACTGTATTAGTTGCGGGTTGTACATCACTTTCTTCAGGTTGTCTAGACGGAACAAATTCCTTAGCTTTCTGGATTTTGAACTGAGCCTGATTTAACTTTTCTTGAGCATCCAGCAAGCGGTCAGAGTCACCCATGTCATAGGCGTCTTTGTAATCCCGTTTAGCATTGTCCAGCTCCATCTCTGCCGCAGATTTGTAGGTGTCAATAAAGTGCTGCTCACCCGTAGATATCCGACCTTTTAGGGCGCGGTTCTCTTCTTGCATCTGCTTGGCATACGCAATAGCTTCTTGCTGCTCACGTAATGCCTGATCTTTAGCTCGGCGCTCATCGTGCCAAACTTTCTTCATCTGCTTTAGACGAGTCTTTACCCCTTCGCTATATTCTTCAAGCTCATCATCCTCAAGCTCGTCAACTATCTCTTTGGGTAAAGGCTGCCGGTCA